CAGCAGCCAGTATATCCGTTTACCACCAAAATCAAAGATCCTTCGCTGCAGTCTGAAATGGAAAACGGGCTGGTGATTTCCCGGGCTAAATTTACCCGGGTGCCGCAGATCTTTACTCTGAAATGGACGGCCCTGCCGGCCGCCGATTTCGCGATTTTGCGGGATTTCTATCGTAATACGGTTTACGGTGGTAGTTTGGCTTTTGACTGGTATTATCCAACGGTTGCCAATGACTCGTATTCCGGCAAGCTGTTTTCCGTTCGGTTTAAAAGCGAAGACATTAGTTTTGAGTTAGCGGCACCGGGCTATTATTCCGGTAGTATAACAATTCAGGAGGTGTAATATGCTGAATTTATCAGTTGCCGGTATGCTGGAGAAAAGTCAGCTTTCCAGTGACGGTGTGTGGCTTTTGCTGGTAGAAGTCGCCATTCCAGATTCCGACGAACCTATGCGGCTAGTGCGTAATAACGAAGACATTATCTGGAATGGCTATACCTGGACCGCGTTTAATTTTAAGCTCGGTGACATTACAGAAGACAACAAGGGCAAACCGCAGTCCGTACCACTACAGATTTCGAACATCACGCAAACGGTCCAGGCTTATGTAGAAGATAATAACGGCCTGACTGGTACGACAGTAATACTGCGGGTGGTTCATTCCCAGCATCTGGACAATACTGCGCCCGAGTTGGAAGAAATCTTTACGGTGCAGTCAACTATCTGTGACAGCAAATGGATCACCTTTTATCTAGGGTGTGAAATATCGATTCAACGACGCTTTCCTCCCCGGCGAGTATTGAAAAGTTTCTGCGCCTGGCGCGATCAGTATAAGGGAATCGAGTGCGGCTATAACGGTTCTTTCGCGGAGTGCGACGGTACGCTGCAGTCCTGCCGCAACCGGGGCAATTCGACCCGTTACGGCGGTGAGCCCAGTATCCCGGAAGGAGGCTTGTATGCCTAGTATGAATACAGCGAATATAACATTTACTGATCTCATCGGCTTGCCGTTTGTTGACGGCGGTCGGGACCCAACTACCGGTCTGGATTGCTGGGGACTGTCTACGGAAGTCTTCCGGCGTTACGGGGTGGAAGTACCTGACTATAAAATATCCTGCGAAGAGGCCAGCTTGATTCACAGTAAAGTAAATAAGCAAAAACAATTTTGGCGCAGGTGTGAAGGAGAAATCTCCATCCCTGCGCTGGTTGTTATCCGCTTTACCGTATACTGTGACCATACAGGGGTCTACATTGGCCATGGCCGATTTATCCACACCCGCAAGGGAGTTGGCGTCAACATTGACCGCGTCGACAACCCTGCTTGGGCGAAACGTATTGAAGGATTCTACGTACCTGAGGTGATGGCATGATTACAATAACCATTCTGAAAAACCCCTTCAATTATAGCGACAAAGAAGTCTATTCCTGCCAATATATTGCCGCCAAAACGGCGTATGAGTATGTTCAACCCTACATTATGGGACTAGAAGATTATATTGTCAGCATTAATGGCAATGTTGTGGAAGATACAAAAACGCAAATGGCAAATAGTGACGACTGGCTGGCAGTTTGTCCAATCGTCGGCAAAAATGGCAGTGATTGGTTTAGAAGCATTTTTAAAATAACATTGTCATATTATACAGGTCAATGGTTTCCGTCTGGAAATATATGGAATTACATGGCTGCCAGCGCTGTCAACATGATTGGCGGGAATCTTATCAACCACTGGTTTCCACCGGCCAAAGCAGACCAGGTTAAAACCAAATCGTCCTACAACTGGGGTAACGCCCAGTCCCAGACCGGCCAGGGCAATGCTCTGGCCGTTACGTATGGCACCATGCGGACAGCGGGCCAGGAGCTTGCGCAGCATATATCAAGTGATGATGAAGATCAGTATCTGAATATTCTGCTGTGCGGCGGCGAAGGGCTAATTGATAGTATTAGTGATATCCGTATTAACGATAATCCTATTTCTTACTATAAAAACGTAACCGTCGAAACTCGGTTAGGTGCCAATGATCAAACGGCGATCTCCAATTTTAACGATACTTATGATGATCAGTCTTTAGCCTATGAACTGAATACCGATAGCATCTGGGCCACGCAGCAAACGGAGGGGAACGTAGTGGAAGGTCTGGAAATCACGCTGCAGCTTCCCGGCGGTCTATACTATGCCAATGATAACGGCAGCCTAGGAAATGCTTCTGTTACGGTAAAAGTGCAGTACCGCAAAGTTGGTGCTGCAGACTGGAATGATTTTACTACTGCCGCCATTACGGCAGCGAAAAACACTGCTTTCTTCCGTACCTACCGTCTGGATAACCTTACTGCCGCTCAATATGAGGTAAGAGCCCAGTGTACAGCGAAAAGCGGTACGAGTACCCGGTACTCCACCCACGTGTATTGGACGCAATTATCGAGCATCATGTATGACGATTTTGCCCGCCCCGGCAAGGTGCTTATCGGCATCAGGGCACTGGCAACCAGCCAGCTGAGCGGAGGAACGCCAGTTATAACTTGGCTGCAGACCCGTGAGAAGGTTTGGGTGTGGAACGCTGAAACAAGTAAATATGAGCAAAAAGAAGCTACGAATCCGGCCTGGGCAGCCTATGACATGATTCATCGCTGCCGGCAGATCAAAAATATCCACACCGGCAACTACGAGTTTGTTGTGCAAGGTGTTCCCGCGTCGCGGGCGGTGTATCAGGATTTCGTCAGATGGGCGGCATTTTGCGACGATCGGAACCTAACCTTCCATTATATCTTCGATACGTCGGATGACCTTTGGACGCTGCTCCAGAAACCGGAAGGTGTCGGCCGTGGCAAGGTCATCATGCGGGGCACTAAGTTCGGCAGTGTCTGTGATACACCCGGTGATCCGGTGCAGCTGTTCACGGTGGGCAATATCCTTACCGATAAATTTAAGGAAACCTTCGTCAGCCTGAAGGACCGGGCCAACGCAATTGAAGTTTCTTTCCTGAACAAAGACAAAGCCTACGAGAAGGAAGTCATCACGGTTTATGCCGACGATTATGACCAGTCCACCGAACCTAACATCACCCAGATTACCTTGGATGGCATTACCACCGTCGGACAGGCTTACCGGGAAGCCAAATACAGGCTGCGGCTCAATCAATACCTGGTGAGGACGGTGGAACACAGCGCGGATATTGACGCTATCGCCTGTCAGATCAACGACGTGGTTCTCCTGGCACATGATGTGCCCCAGTGGGGAATTTCCGGACGGCTGCTGGCCGCAACGGCCACGACGGTGCAGCTGGACCGCGAGGTAACGCTGGAACCGTACAAATCCTATGCCGTTGCAATTCAGATTACTAACTTGGCGGCAACGAAGAGTCAAGACGTCCAAAGTATTGTAACCGTCGGTGTACAGGGTGTAACGCAGGAAACTATCACTGATACCCTTACCCTTAGCAGTGCAATGTCTACAGTACCGCTAAAATGGGATCTCTATAGCTTTGGCGAAACGAACAAAGTTGTTAAGCCCTTCCGGGTGCTCAATATCAGCCGGGATCAGGATCTTAGGCGTAAAATTACCTGCTTGGAATATATCGAAGCGGTATATACTGAGGCAACGGATGTACCGGCAATCAATTACAGTGAGCTGGATACCCTGCTTGAGGTTAGCAGTGTGAGTGTTGTCGAGGAAACCTACCGGCAGAAAGATGGCACCATGGTTTCCGATATTAATATCGCCTGGAATATCCCGCGTACGAATAATGCCATTAGAGGCTATAAAGTGCTGTATAGTGCAGACAATGGTACGACCTGGACACAATGGTGCAATGGAATAACGACGATGAGTACTGCCATCATCGGCGTAAAAACAGGAACTACCTATTTGGTAAAGGTTTGCACCATCAATGACCTTGGCCTTGTATCCGCCGGAGTGAAAGCGTCTCTTTATATTACTGGTAAAGACCTGCCTCCTTCGGATGTTGCCAGCATAGCCGCTTCAATTGACACCACAGATTCAACGAAAATTAACCTGTCGTGGTCGGCGGTAGATGATATTGATCTAGCCGGGTACCGAATCCGGGAAGGTACGACGATTATTGAAAACCTGGCTCAGATTACGACTTATACCTATGCCGCGACGAAAAGCCGTGCGCACACCTTCTCCGTTACGGCTGTGGATAATTCGGGCAATGAGTCCAAGACGGCGGCTGCGGTAACCATACAGGTAACGGTAGAGCCAGCTAATGTTCAAAACTTTGTTGTGAGTCAGCGTTCGTCCGACCGCAGCTATGTAAATATGTCATGGAGGGCAATCGTCGATACCAGTTTATCGCACTACGAAATCCGAATGGGAGTCGAAGACAACTGGAATTCAGCAACTGTGATTGCCACCCAGCTGAAAGCCACCAGTTTTAGTTACCAACTAACCACAGAAGCCTATACGTATTTCTTTATCAAGGCGGTAAATTCTGGCGGATATTACAGCACATCGGCAGCCGAAGCGGCGCTTCAAGTAGTCTTAAAGCCGGATGCCGTTACCAACCTCGCAGCCACCCAAAGCACAAAAGATAAAAGTATCGTCATAGTAACCTGGGCAGGGGTAAGCGGGGAGGATATTGCCGGATATAAAGTAACGGTAGGTGACAGTACCTATATTACAAAGGAGCTGACCTACAATTATGAGGCGAGTGAAAATACCACGTATACGTTTGCGGTACAGTCGATAAGTACAGCCGGATATTATTCCAAAGCCACAAGCTGCAGCGTTACCGTGACAATTTCGGCGATAGATGTTACCGGATTTGCTGTCAGCCAATCTACCACTGACCGAACCAAGGTCATTTTGACCTGGGATACTCCCACAGAGCTGGACGTATCGTACTACATGATCAAGCTTGGAGCGGCATGGGAAACGGCTGAGATCTTAGGCAGCCGGGTAACTGGTACAACATTTGAAACAACAATAACTACGGAAACAGAACAATCATTTTTAATTAAAGCGGTTACATTGGCCGGAAACGAGAGTCAGTATCCGGCAGAAGTCAAAGGTATATTTTCCCTTATTCCAGGCCCAGTAACGGACATTGTTTTGTCCCAGTCGTCCACTGATAAATCGGTACTCAACATATCATGGACGGGCATCTTGGAGAGTGATCTAGCCTACTATGACGTGCGGGTAGGTTTTTCGTGGGACGACGCAACGCAAATTATAACGACTCAGGAAACAAGCTGCACATACACTTTGAGCGCCAGCGGGTCAATAAAAATACTCATAAAATCAATGAACGTAGCCAAATTCTATTCCGAAGAAACTTCGGCAGCGCTCTATTGTACGGTAGAACCGGCAGCGGTATCGAATTTACGGGTGTACCAAAATGGTGAGTATGTAGAATTGTACTGGGATAAAGCGGTTGAGGCCGACGTAGTAAGTTATGAAATCCGGGAAGGATCAAGCTTTAGCGTCGGTTCATTGGTGGAAACAGGACAGACGACAACAAGCTATAAGTATATAGTTGACACCGAACGGAAGTACCAGTATCACATGAAAGCGATTAACAAAAGCGGGTTTTATAGCTCATTGGCTACCAGTGGCAATGTGGTAGTGAGCGATCTTCCGGTAAGGAATGTGATCGAATCCTTCGATGAACTTTCACTGCTGTCCGGAACACACGCCAATACGGCTTTTGGCACGTCGCAGTACAAATTTAGTAATCTAGGCGGCAAATTTAGTGATTATACAACGACGAAATTTAGTGAAATTGGTGGGGCAACCGTTCTTAAATTAGCAATGAATGGTTCGGATTATTATTCCTCTGGCACATATACCTGTAAGCAGATAGACATTGGCCAGATTATCACAGCGAATATATCGGCTTATTTTGTTTCGACAGTGCTCTTCTTAGCGTATGAGACTTCGGCTACGCTGCAATATAGGACAAGCCTGGATGGCAGCATGTTTACAGATTGGCAGGATTTTAAGGCTGTGCAGGCAACCTTCCGCTATCTGGAGTTTCGAGCGCTATTGGCTACGACGGATACGACCAAAACACCGGAGGTTAATCATTTTACCATTTCAGTGGATGTGCCGGACACGGATTTAAGCTTAACGGCTGCCATAGCCGCTGGCGGAACCACGATACAATATGGGCAGACCTTTTATACGATTCCGGTAGTTACTCCAACAGCAGTTGGGGAGAACTTATATGCACAGGTAATCTCTAAAACGACATCAAGTGTAACTCTTAAGGTTAAAGACTATTTAAGTAATGATATCGGTGGAACGGTAGATTTACTGATTAGAGGATATTAAATATTTTTGAGGGGTGATTATATGTCATACAATAGCAAACTACCTATGGATGATGAGTATATCGCGTCAGGTCCGGCGGACATTCGCGAAAATTTTCGGGCACTAAAGGAAGATCAAATCGTCGATGCAGGAACGTTGGCTGGTCTGTCGGCGGGCAACGCAGGTGGTAATATTCCAAAATCCAATGGAATCGTAAATACAAATTTAAATGCCGACCTATTGGATGGGCAGGAGGCCAGTGCTTTTGCCACAGCAAGCCATACCCATTCGGCGGCTACAACGTCCACCGCTGGATTTATGAGTGCTACCGATAAAACTAAGATTGACGGCATAGCCACCGGTGCCCAGGTTAACCAAAATGCTTTCGGCAATGTGGTGGTGGGCACCACAACCATTCAAGCGGATTCGGCGACCGACACGTTGACGTTAACAGCGGGAACAAACATTTCTCTTACCCCGGATGCCACGAATGACGCTGTAACGATTGCTGTATTGGGGACAGTGCCTTCGGCCATTACAGCCACCACTTGTTCCGGTAATGCAGCTACGGCTGCCAAGTGGGCAATCCCCCGGACCTTAAGTTTTACCGGCGATGCCACTGGCTCTATGTCGGTAGACGGATCAGCTGCGGCTAACACTGAGCTAACTCTTACGTCTACCGGTGTAACTGCAGGAACCTATCGGAGTGTTACTGTTGATCCCCAGGGCAGGGTGACAGCTGGGGCGAATCCTGCGAGTGAAGCTATTAATATAACTGGTAATGCGGCGACTGCTACTTCATGCGGTGGTGTAGGGACAGCTGCTATTGACATATCAAATACTGATTTGAATTTAGTAACAAGGCCAACTGGTTTTTATAGGGGAGCATCTATGACAAATGCCCCTAATGGTGGTTGGTTCTATGTCGTTCATATTGCCCATGATCTAGGATCATGGATCTATCAAGAAGCTATATCATATGGATCAGCCAATACAGCCAATCTAGTATATACTCGATGCCTTGTTAATAGTGTTTGGTCGGCTTGGTCACAAGTAGCTCACATATCAGACATTGCAGCCAGCGCTATGAGCACAACAGGGACGTTTACTGTAAGTAAGCAATTTTCGAATGCTAGTTATCCCCAAACGATACAAATATGGAGTTCATCTGCAACTTCGAACGCTGTTCCTTCAGCATTTCCTTTTACAGCAGAAGTTGTAGATAGTGCTGGAGCATTTGTTACTAATAATGCTGGTGTATCGACAAATTATAAACTATATATTCAAAAGTTGA